TTGTAGTTGCCGTAACGACCCCCCCCACTAAAGCAACTACAACCCAGTGGGATTCGGTCAGATACAGAGTGTATTCGGAGGCGGTTGGGTCTACGCCGCAACGTGTAGAGGTTGACTATATCTATTCTGCAACTTCTGCAACCGGTACTGCTGGTGGTTCGGGGAATTATCTTTTTCAACTGCCCAATGGTTATCAATTTGACACTGGCGAACATGCTTTTTATACCGGCACGACTGACCTTAGTAATGGCAGCTTGGCCATATATGCTATTGACAGAGGGCAGCCGAAGGGTATAATTGAGGGGGACGTGTTTTATGACTTTGCAATTATAGTGCCTTACGATGCAACTCATTTTAGGGTAATGGTAATGGGGGGCAACGCTCCTGATGAGTGGATCGGATCAGGGTGGTATCCGATTACACAGGCAGATAAAGTAATGGCTTTTACGTTTATTTTTTATTCTCAATAATCATTAATCATGGCAGCACAGATAATACGTTTTGAAGGGGATATTCCGATATTCAAAATAAACAGCAATCCCAATGCTGAAGCATCAAATATAACCACGGCACTTACCTCGATGGGGCTTTCCTCAACAATACCTTATGGATCAAGGGCTATTGATGATGCAGGTAATTGGTACACTTATGTTAATCTTGGGCCAGGCGTTTGGCGCAGGTCATCCAATGAAGCATTTTAAACATGAAAAACACACGAGCAAAAAGGCTTTATATCAAAAGAATGACTGAAAGCCTGCATAAAACACCTCTTGAGGCAAAACATCTGGTAAAGGCTTTGGAGCAAATTACAGGGAATAAAATGATTCAGGCTCCGGAATTAAACAACTGATTCAGCTTAATTCTCCTAACAAATTTTAAGCAAACATGAGTGCAAATGTCAAAGAATCGACATACGGAATGCCTGATCCAACTGCGAGTAAAGCAGAAAAGGGAACAGATGAGTACGGCCTGAAGTATGCCAACTTTATTTATTCTCAGCACAGAAAGAATTTAGACCTCTACACAAGCCAGCGAGAAAACGATATCATCAACCGCAAATACCGGGAAGGGATGCAGTCGGTTCAAAATATGAAGAACAGACTGGATATTGATGGTGATTCGTCTTACCTGAACCTTGACTTAAGCCCTATAACCCGTATTGCTTCTATTGTTGACAACATTAAGGGCAAGCTTATTAATATGCCCATTAATATTCAATGTAATCCTATTGATTCTGAAGCCCAGTCAAAATTTGACAAATACAAAAAAGAGATGTACGCTGATATGTTTTTAAAGAAACATGCAGAAGAAATCTCTAAAATGACGGGCATCCCTGCAACTCCTTATGGGAAGGAAATCCCCGCAACAACAGATGAGGCAAATTTAATGTTTTCCACCTTCCGGTTGGATGAATCCATTGCTATGGAACAAGCCTTGTCGTGGGTGATGGGTGAAAATGATCTGGATGAAAAGGTAAGGAATACCATCATAGAGGATTTAATCACTATTAAACGAGCTGCCATTTATACTTATTATGATGACGACTGGAACATCAGGGTGGAAGCAATGGATCCTATTGATATTATTACTCCTTATTCTAAGTATGATGATTTCAGGAATATTACCTGGGTAGGGATTTTAAAACAATATCAACTTTGGGAAATTGCAGAGATGAACCCAAAGTTTACCGAAAAAGACTTGTGGCAAATCGCCAAAGAATATCAGGGGAAATATAAAAATGCCATTAACCTGAACTTAGGAGAATCCTATGAAGGATATTACCAGTCAAACAATGGTGCCAGGCCTTATATGGATTTTAACATAGAGGTGATGGAGTTCTTTTATATGACACCTAGTACCGAAGTGAGAGAGATTAAAAAAAACTCAAAAGGTGGAACTTTCTATAATACAAAATCTTCTTCATACAACAAGGAAACGACCGATAAAAAGGAGGTGTTAAAAAGAAAGATGGAGTGTTTGTATAAAGGGAAATGGATTACCGGAAGCAAACATCTGTGGGGCTATAAAAGAGTAGATAACGAGGTGAGGGACAAACTGCCTGATGGAAGTTTTAGTCCAGAGGTAATAATGCCTATTTGTATTATTGCTCCCGGCATTAGGGATATGGAGAATAAATCCATTGTGGAGCGATTAAGAAGCCTGGAGGATCAGTGGAACCTTACATATCAAAAGTATCAACAAGTGCTGATTAAGGCAGTTCCTCCGGGTGTTAAGTTTGATGTGGCTTCATTGGATGGTATTATACTGAAAAAAGGAGCAGATGCAGATCCGTTGGAGATTTTAAAAATGTATCTGCAAACTGGTAGTTTTCCTTATAGCTCTGTAGATAAAGATGGTCGTTATATTAATTCTTCAGGAGTGGAGCAGCTGGCTCCTAATATCTCCGGAACGATCCAGGCATATATTATGACCCAGCAACACATCATGCAGCTGATGAATGATGTGATTGGGTTTAATAGTGCTGTGGATGCCAGTTCTCCCAACAAAGACGCTTTGGTGGGTGTTCAGAAAATGGCTGCCCAAGCTACTCAAAATGCGTTAAGACCCATCTATAACGCCCATGCAAACCTTATAAAAAAAGCAGCCAAAACGAGTGTTTTAATGATACAGGATTGTCTGGAGCATAATTACAAGGCCTTTACTACTTCTCTGGGCCCCTATGCTACTAAAATCCTGAGCATAGGGAAAGACTTACCTCTAAATAGCTTTGGGATTGAAATAGAACTATTACCAGATGATGAGGAAAAAATACAAATAGAAGGCCTTATTGAATTGGGGCTTAAAACCGGTAGCTTGAACTCTTCGGATGCTATTCGTGTAAGACAGGAGATGAAGCAGAACACCAAACGAGCGGCCCAGCTACTGATGACCCTTGAAAAGAAAAACAGGGACGATGCGCAGGCAGCGAAAAACCAGGATATACAAAATAACGGTCAGGTACAACAGCAGTCTATTATTGCAAAATCACAGGCTGACGAACGTCTTATTGACGTGAAAACAAAAGCAGAGATTGAAAAAATCCGGGCAGAGGAAGAAGAAAAAAGAAAAACAATAGCACTTCAGGGTAAAATAGATGCAGAGATACAAATTCTTAAAAATCAGGGTACTGAGTCAGGAGCTAAAATAAGCGCCAGCGGAAAAGCCATTACTCAGCAGGTAGCTAATGAAGGTAAAAGGGATACCGAAGCGATAAAGCAACAATCGAAGAAAAAAGAGTCTGAAACAGCTTGATTATTATAAATGATTGCAAAAAAATTGCAAATGAATGTTATTTAGAATGATTCTAAATAAAAAATGACATTTAATTTTGCTTTAAAACAATACAATAAAACAATGACGACTACTGTAGAAGAATTAATGAGAAAAGCAGTAGGGGGATCAGGTGATAATCCTCCTGCATCAGATAATAATCCTCCAGCAGCGGAAGCACCAAAAGAAGAACCCCCGAAAGAGGAACCGCCGAAGGAAGAACCTCCAAAAGAGGAACCGCCGAAGGAAGAATCTACAGAACCGGGAGAAGAATCACAGCCAAGTGCTGAGGATATAGAACTTAAAGAGAAGCTGGAGGAGGAAGAGCGATTAAAAGAAGCGGCTGCTTCAAACAATGAACCGGAAGGTGGAAAGAAAGACGATGCTCCTGAAAAAAGTTTTGATGAACTATATGCTGAAAGGATAGCAAAGGAGACAGGAGGAAAGTTTAAAAGCATTAGTGAAATAGTGGAAGCTGCACAGAGCCAGCAGCCTGCTTATGCAAGCGAAGAAATTAAGCAACTGAATGAATATGTGAAGGGAGGAGGAAAGCTTGATGAACAATTTTGGTATTTAAAGTCCAGTGACTTTAGCAAATTAACACCCGAACAGGTCCATTTAGAGGCGATGTCTTTAAATCCGGAATACAAGGGTTATTCCCGCGAGGAGTTAATGCTGGAGCTGGATGACAAATATAGAAGGGACGAATGGTCAGAGAACGCAGAGGAAAGAGATAAAAGAGAGTTGTTAGCCAGGAAACGTTTCGAACGCGATGCGGAGATGGAACGGGAAAGATTACTGGAACTGCAACAAAAGACTTCTTTCTCACCAAAACAACCCACTGAAGCTGAACGAAGAGAAGCTGAACAAGCTGCTCAGAAACAGAAAGAAGAATGGGATGATTTTGTGGAGAATGAAATTATCTCTAAAACTCCGAAGTTGTCAAGTCCCATAGATGATAAAGGCGAAGACATATTTGACTTTGAAATTCCCCAGGCTACCCAACAGAAGATTTCTGAGGTAGTGAAGGAAATGAGAACAGATGTCAATGCTTTTTGGAATCTGTTTAAAAATGACCGTGGTGAATATGACTTTAAAGCAATTTACGAGACCCTTGTGTTAAGGGAGAACCGTGAAGATATTTTGAAGTTAATCGCCAAAAACTACAGGGCCGTAGGTGCTAAAGAGGAGATTAAAAGAATTAAGAATATCAACTTTAAAACCGATGGAAGATCTGTGGACACTAAAAAAGAAACAGCTCAGGAAAAAACTGCGAAAAACTTAATGAACGCAATGTTTCCGGGCAAATAATATTAACGCTTTAAAGATTTAAAATCATGGCAGGATTACAACCAAGCAATGTACAGATTGCTACATCAAATAACTGGATCAGCTCGTCTTCAGCATATAACATGCTGATGCCGCAAAACAATCCGGATGTTATTAAGGCTTTCGGTAACCAGGACGTTACAGGAATGTTAGATATGGTCGGAGGGGGAAAACACCCTGTTCCAGGGCTTACATTTCGTCATTTTGAAGAAGACCGTCTGAACGCTGTCGTGTATGCTACCGGCACAGCAGGGGCATCCGGAGCAGCAGTAGTTTATACGCTTTCAAATTCAACAATTACAAGTTATCCGGCAACCTACGATCCTTATATTGCAGCAGCAGCAGGAACAGCAGCTCCTAATGCTGGTGGCACAACAACGCTAAACCCGGTTCGTGTTAATCAGACTGTAGAGTTTAGTACTGGAATTAAAGGGACGGTGACAGCAAGAACCACCACTACATTTACCGTGGCACCGGATAAAATCGGGGCTTCTTATGTGTGTCCAACACAAACAGGCGCGGAGCCTATTCGTTTGGGCGGTATCGTAAACGGTGAGGGTGGCGATCAGCCAGATCCAATGAACTTCCGTTTAAATGTGATTACCGGGGTAATGGAGATTCTTGCAGAAACAGCATCTTCTACCGGTTCTGCACTGGGAGAACAAACATGGACGGATTTTGATGATGGAAATGGAACAACAGGAAAAGTATGGTTTTTCAAAAACCAGAATGATTCCCGTAAACAAATCCTGAATCAAAGAGAAATCTCTTTTGTAACTGGAGAAGAAGTGGATAACACTAGCGCTTTGGCGACATACGATGCAACACTCTTAAAAACAAAAGGTTTGTTTTCGTTTGCACAAAGCTATAATGGAACCACCAATTACAACATTACTCCTGGCGTGACCTTGAGTGACTTTGAAGACATGATAATAGATCAGATTGATAAAAACAAAGGATCTATGGAGTATTCAGGATGGTGCTCTATCCGGTTGCGTCAATCTATTGATGCGTTTATCCGTCCGGAGATGCAGGCAGGAGCCGTTGTATACGGAATGTTTGGCGGTGGTAAAGACCAATATGTGAATTTCGGATTTAGCGGGTTTGAGCATTTGGGATATACTTTCCACTTAAAAACTTACAACCTGTTGAATAATCCTTCTTATTTAGGAAACACCACTAAATACCAAAATATGGGAGTGTTTATTCCTATGGATTATGGGTCAGCAAGAGAAGGGACGAATATGGAGAAAATTGAAACTCCGGCGCTGCGTATGAATTACGTGAAAAACGGAGAATATGACCGCGAGTTCCGTGAGTGGTTGATTGGTTCTAACGGACCTGTTAACAACACAACTCTCGATAAGTTGGATATCAACTACAGGACACACTTTGGGTTCCAGGGTTTCCGTCCTAATGCTTATGCCTTCTTGCAAGGATCATAAACACTTAAAGCAGCGCGGATCATCCGCGCTGCTTATCTTTTTAATATAATACAATAAAACACAATGAAAACAACATCTCTAAGGTCATCTACTGACCAGGGCACTTATGCCGATTACCAGGCAGGGCAACAAGCTTGTATTGGCAAAAAATTCACCTTTGTAAGTGTGAAAAGAAACGAAAAACCTTCGATGCTAACCGGAGCAGATGAAAGAGGAGAAGGTGGGCAACCGCTTTACTATCCTCCTTTAGAAAAAATTCCCAGTTCAGATATAATTTTTGATGAAAGAAAAAGGATGCGAAGGGCAATCCGTTATATCCCGGGAGAGACCACCATCTATCACGATGAAATGTCGGACATAGCCAAGGAGAATAAACATGATTACAAAATCAAGTTTGAGCGGGGAGTGAGGATTGTTTCCGGAGACGAATGGACGCTTTTGGACTATATGTTTAAAAGCAACTGGAATGTAAATAATCCGCATAAAATAACAGAGAAGCCGGGAGGTTATTATCTATTTGATAAAGAAGCTGTCTTCAGGGAAGCTATTGATAAAGATACCGTCCGGGAAGAGGCGAAAGCGTGGTGTCACAATGCACTTCCCAATGATATTATCCGCTTTAGCCGGGCGTTAAAAGGTACCTCATGGGTGGTTGGTAAAAGTGTTCAGCAATTGCGCTGGGAGCTTTTAACAGAAGCCATGCTGGATCCTGCGCGTTTTATGAATAATAGAAAGGACGAAAGATTGATTCGAAAAGGAATTGCCTTGGATGCTATTGACATGGATATTCTGGTGGTTGATAAACAGAACAACAGAATGAAGTGGGGCAATACCGGAAGGGAAATTGTGATAGCGCCAATGGGTACTGATCCACTGGACTATATGATAGAAGCTTCCTTTACAGAACAAGGGTCCGGATTAATGGCGGAGATCTCGCGGCAGTTAATGCCCAATCCGGAGAAAATAGCTCCACCGGTTTCTTCTACGGAAGAGCCACAGATATCTTTTACCGGTATTGACAACATAACGGCAGAGGCGATGTTCAATGAATTTCATGAGCAGGGGGTGATAGAGAAAATAGGTCCTTCCTGGTGGAAGTATAACGATAAGAAATATCGTAAGAAAGAGCTCATGGATGCCATGCAGTCTGACAGCAACCTGGTAGCCTTAATGCAAAAACAAGCGGAAGGAGCTTAATTATAGTTATCCTGATTTTGGATTGGGGTGTCCCCGGTCGGTAAGAAGTTCCCTTCGGGGAACTTCTTATTTGTATATTTGTATTAAAATCGACCTTTAGCTATGGCAAAAGAAGAAGCTAAAAATCAATACGTTTTAGTGACATTTGGCAATATTCATACGCAAATTGCAAAAACGACTGATATCGAAGGGTATACAGTTGGGATTATAAGCGCGTATCTTCCAGAAGATCACGAGATTGAACAATTAGGAGAAAAGGGCACAAAGGAATGGGTTGCCGCTAATAATAAACGAATGGAAGCTATCTGCAAATTTCTTAATGATAATAATCTGTAATGGTTGGATTAGTTTCTGAAAATTATTCCACCCGTATTACAAAAAGTCTTTCGTCGATTATTCGTTGAACGAAGTGCTTACCCATTAAGCTTCCTCTGGCTTTATTGTAGTAGGTAACATATCCGTTAAACTTTACCATCTTTTGAGCAGCGGTTAAATGTTGCCAGTCGGCCCGGTCGATTTCAAACCCCTGGCCTACTTCCAGTTTGTCAAAGGGATATTTTTTGGATTGTCGCGCCGAAGGGATATCATCAAACTGATGGATTTTTACTTTAACAAATACTTTATCGGATTTTCCCATCGTATATTTTAGATTTCTATTCCTTTTTCTGCTGCAAGGGCTCTGGCTTTTTTCTCATATTCTTCTGCAAGTAAATCGCGCTCCAGCTGGCTCCGTTTGCATATCGTTCTTTTACAGGCCTCCAATAGATCATATTGCTGTTGTCCGTATTTTTTAATGATCGCTTCTTTGAATTTGGCGTCTTCGCCCTGGCCGAAATTATTGCATCCTTTGCATTGTGCAGCACAGTTTTTTTCATGATAACGAGTCCCTTGATGTTGTCGTTTAATATGATGGCCGCAATCCAGTAACCTCCAGTGCTTTATCCTTCCGCAAGTAATGCATTTACAAAACCCTTCGTCATTGGCATCCCGTAGCCTGATAAAAATAGAGAACCACTTGTCTGCCTTATTAATCTTCATGTATAGCGTTTTGTTTTTGTTATTTAGAATTGTTCTAAATAAGAACAAACCTACAATATTAAAACTTGCAAACCAAATGAAAAACAACTTTATTTAGAATTATTCTAAATAATGCAGGTGGGGTAAATTTGTTATGTAAAAACCCACTTGAAATGGCAATCAGCTTTTTAACCACCTTCAATCTGACTCCTTCCACGGCAGAGATAGATTTCACCGATACTTCTACTGGTATCCCTGCCGGAAATAACGGGTGTTTTAAGATTGTGTCCCCCTCCGGAGACACGATATATGACAACACAGATTTTTCAGCGGCAAATTGTGACATAGAATTAAACAACGGCGAATCCGCAAGTCAGCAGACCATCACCTTTACGCCCGAATTAGGGACTTATACAATTACTTATACGATTGCTGACCAGGCCACAGGAGCTGTCGTTTATGGAACGGCTATACAAACATATGATAATGAATATGTTGCACCTACAGTCTCTATTGAGCAGACGGTGGATTGTGTTGCTGTTTTATTCGGGCAAGAAGATGTTACCAATTACGTTGTTAACGGAGTAACACCGGGCACATTGACCCGGACACAAAAACTTATTTATCCACAGGGAGCCAATGGCGGAAGCCCCCCTAGTTCACTAACAACCTCTGCCGCAACTTTAAGTACCGCTACCTTTTTCAATGGTACTCAGACCGGAACGGTGAGTACAGTACTAGAATATACTTTTGCTGATGGCTTAACAGTACAAGATACTGTGTATGGCTCTAAAGAGGTTAAAGTTGACTGTACCTTTATTTGCTCAATTGTCTGCTGCATAAGGGAATATGCCAACAGGACCATCGCTGCCCGGACTGCTAATCCTTATCGGTATGAGACAGAATACAGGCCTAAGTTTGGCGAGATAATGGGCCTTGTGGAGATGATTGATACGATGATTAAGTGTGGGCAGGCAGATTATGTTGACCAATATATTACTGAGGTATACAACCTGACCGAATGCACTTCTGATTGTGACTGTGGTGCCGATGCTAATGCCCAGGTTACAGGGTTTGGTACTGTTGTGGGGATAAATGGAACGGATGGAGACAGTTCTTATACTTACATCGCTTATGCCTCAGATGCTTCCGGAACCGGCTTTACTACCACATTTAATTCTGCCCTTAATTACATTGCCATAAAAACCACAACAGCAGCGATCTTATCACCTGCTGCTGCTGATTTTGCAGGCCTATGGAAGCTGTATGGGGCAAGTAGTGGATCAACATTGCTTGCCAATAATGTAACGGTAGACACTCCTACCGATGGTATAGGTTTAGCTTCTTATCAAACATTAAAAACATACACATTGCCGGCTGGCACATTGGCAAATGATGGCGATTCTATTGAGATTGATTCCTTTGTTGTAGGTGCTAGTACTGGCACTTTTAATGCAGGAATATTTGTAAATGGAACCATTTCTTCTGTTGCTTCCGGAGCAAATCTTGGCGCGGGACAGTCGAAATTGATATTTAAGGCATTTCTGGTGAGAACCTCCGCTACAACTGTAATGTATACGTATAATCGGCAGATTGCTACTTCAGCGCCTATTGTTGGTAATTACACTGGATATGTTGCATCTCTTGCTGTTAATAACCTTGGCACACTGACAAATACATTTAGCATAAGAGGGGCTTCGGATCCCGGAACAACCACTCAAGCTATATCTCTCACCATTAAAAAATATAACATTTAGATCATGCCAAAATTTGAAACAATAGATACGTATAATATTACTGCTGCTGGTGGTACTAAAGCATATGATTTAGCAGAGGATGTAAGTAAATATATTATAACCGCTAGTCCGGCGGCTACGTTGGTCGCTGATATGATATTTTCAGCGTCAGGAACTCCTTATGATGGACTTACATTCAATATCATATACACCGGAGGCGTAACGTCTAATTCCAGTGGAGGGATAACGGTTAGCTTCTTTGGAACAGACTTAACCGATGCGGAGGCTCTGACTGCCCTGAGAATAGAGGCCACTTATTATAATGGAGCATGGAGCATAGGTAAATTTCCTTATAATATCTTTTCCCAACCCTCTATCTGGGGAAGCCAGATTGTCGATGGCACATTGGGTGCAGATGCATTCCCGAATGGAAAAATGCCTGTTGCTAAGATAGCCGATTTAACCGGACAAGGGTATGTGATTATAGGAGGGGCAGCCGGTGCTGTTACCCAGCTTAATGCGGCTCAGAACGGTTATATATTGATTGGAAACGGAACGACCTTACAATCGGTAGCACAAAGCGGGGATGTAACATTCAGCTCTGCCGGCGTTTCTGCGATTGGTAATGACAAGGTGGTGACAGCCATGATACTGGATGATAATGTCACCGTGGCCAAGGTAGAAGATGATCTGAAAAGAGGGTTTGCGGTGGCAGAGGTGACATTTGAAACGGGAGAGCAAGGAGACTACAAAATTGAGTTCCCCTTCCCGTGTACGGTTGAAAAGATATATGCAAGGGCAACAAAAGCAATTGCGGCAACCGATGATGGCACCATAACTCCAAAAGATAACGCAGGGACAACAATGACTGCGGGCACAATAACATTTACCGCATCGGATGCTTTTGGAACGGCTTATTCCTCTACTCCTACGGCAAACAACACCTTTGCGGCAGGGGAATACATGACGTTAACAACTGCAAAGACTACAGCAGGAGGAAAGGTACAGGTAACTGTTAAATACATTAAAACTTAATATGAATCCGATAGAAGGCACTGAAATAATATTTTTTGAAGACGGACGATGGTGGAATAAAAACAGTGATGGAGTTGTAGTGCCTACGAGTACCCATGAGTATCATATGCGCTATAAGCTAAGAAATTCATTGGTAGTGGTAGAGGATGAAGATGATAAATTTATTACAGGCTTAAATGGTGATGCTTTTACGGTAGTAGTAGATAAAGAGATGGTAGGCAGGCCTGGGCTGAAGACTTATAAGTTTACAAAGGAATGGATGAGCCTAACGGATTATTTAAAGTTAAGGAAGATGACGGCTGCTTTTTGCATTATGTCAAAAGGTTTTTTTATACCTCCTAAATAATGGTTAATGTCAATGATTTTAAGCGTTTTGTGGAATTTGTGTCGAACAAGGCGCAGGTTGGGGGGACTATTACGCCTACTTTATTTAATGAAACGGCGCACAGGGCGCAGATGTTGGTCTATGAGAAAGACTATCAGACATTTCTACAAACAAAGGAATTAAGTCGGTTTCTCATTAAGTTCATTACCAGTAAGATTTACAGTAATGTAAAAGGCTCTATCGCATATCCTTCTAACTTTCAACATGTATCATCCATTGATGCTTATTATGTGGGTGAAAACGGAGGGAAAGTGGTAGGAGCTGATGAGGTTAAAAACGAAAGCTGGGGAAGAGTTCTCTCTTCGGCGCTATACAAACCCACCACACGCTTTCCTAAGTTCACTTTAATGGGAGCTAAAATATTAATTGAGCCCAAAAGCGTTCATACGGTCTACCTGGATTACTTAAAAGTTCCCGATGCGCCGGTATGGGGGTTTACTGTTGTCAATAACAGAGAGGTGTATGACGCTACTACCAGTACAAATTTTGAGTTTGACCAGTATAGCTTTAACAATGTGGCGGCTCATTATTTAACGCTGATCGGCATGAACTTAAGAGAAGGGGATCTGCAAGGGTTCGCTAATTTATACAGTCAACAAACCAATAGTACACTGTGACAAGTTTGTTAAAAATATCGGAACAGATCATCTCCATTGCGGGGAAAGGCTCGATTCAGGAGATTGCTGAGGCTGTACGTAATGCCTATGCGTATGTGGCGAAGAAACAATGGTGGGAGAATTATGCGGAAGGAAACAATGAGGTTGACGGAAGTGGACTTTATGTGTTTAATAACCTTTCAGCTCAGCTGGATACTGACCAAGGAAGATATTATGTAGAGCTCCCATCAAGGTATTTAACGCTTCCTCATGAGATGGGGATCAGCTTTGTGGGGTATACTGATGCTCAGGATCAAGGATTTATACGGCTTCCTCCGGGAACGCTGGGGCTTTTCAGTGGATTGAAATCTTTTGGGATGGGAGGGCGGCAGGCCCATACAGTTGAGGGAGGGCGTATCTATTTTGACAAGATGACCAAAGCAACCTCGGTGGGCCCAATAACATTAAAGCTCTCCATTGCGGTGGATACGGTTGAAGTAGATGAAGAGTTAAACATCCCATCAACGATGGTCAATGAAATAATAGACCTGGTGATGAGCCAGTATCAGTATAAAAAGGAGAAACAGCCTGACACACTTACATGACAGATACTTTAAACAATATCATCAAAGAGTATTTAATTGAGACCGGGGAAACGGGAGAGAATAAGTATGCCCGCTTTTATCAATTGGGTGTTGCTTATTTGCGGGAGGCCAACATTGATAAAAACGGCATCATCAAAGTGGTAAGTTTAAGTATTAATTCTAACGATACCGCTAATTTGCCTTCTGACTTTATTGATTATACCAATATCGGCATTATTGGGACCGATGGACAAATGCATTCTTTAGGTAGGAATGATAAGTTGTCGTTGTTAAAGGTTTTTGATGATTGCGGGGATGAAATAAAGCTGAATGTTTACCAGGGGATTGACCCTCCTAATGGGACTTATTATCCTTATTATCCTTATAACGCGAACTGGAAGAATGGCGAACTTGTGGGTAGGTTTTTCGGAATAGGAGGAGGTAATAATGTAGACGGAGAGTTTAAAATTGATATCAACAACCGTTTGATTTTGATTAAAAGGGTTGGTTATAATATTCAAAATCTTGTACTGGAATATATTGCTGATATAAATGTTATCAATGGCGACTTCCAGGTACATCCTTATCTTATAGAACCCTTAAAGGCATGGTTGTATTGGAAGTCTATACAGCGGAATACAAAAATGGGATTAGGAGAGAAACAGATGGCAGAAATGGATTATATCAAAGCAGACAAATGGGCGCGAAGAAGGTTTACGGCTTATACCCCTAAAGAATGGGCAGAGGCATTCAGGACCGGTAATGTTGCAACGACAAAATGGTAAATGGCATCACAAAAAAAAATATTTACTTCTGGTATAAATTCAGATACTGCGGACGAATACCTGGCTGCCGGCATGGACAGATATCGTCTGAATGTCCGTGTGTTATCCTCACAGAGCGCCAATGAGGGGGCGATAGAAACTGTTAACGGGAATACCCTTGTTACCTTTACGCTTCCTTCCGGAGTCAATACGGTTATCGGTGCAAGAGAATATCAGTTAAAAAAAAAAATATATTACTTTGTGCATAATGATAATCGTGCTCATCTTATTTTAGAGTACGATCAGGTTACCAATACTATAGAAGAGGTTTTCCGGGATACCCTTAATATATTAAGGTTTGATGTTAATTACCTTATAACGGGTATTAATATTATCAAGCTGGATGAAAATAATGATCTTTTATATTGGACAAATTTTTTAAATGAGCCACGAAAATTAAACATACAAAAGGCAAAGCTGTTTATGCAAGGGGATTATGTTAATGGATACAAATTCCCTTTTGATCCATTGATCTTAAACAGGATCAAGCAGCCTCCGTTATGTCCCCCTACTTATACGTGGCTATTAAACTCAGAATCTCCGTTAACCGGATCCCGGGTGATTGCCAGGGTGGGAACATTTTATCAGCCGATTACCTCTACTGCTTCTATTATCTTTTTTAAAGATGAAGTACTGGACACGTCCAATGAGTTTAATAACTCGACGTATGTTTATACGGCAGCTAGCACTGGTGTTCGGACGGTATCGCTTACTGTAGCATATCTGGACTTGTATGTATATACCCAGGCAAGTGCTCCTACCGGTACCGGACTGTTATTCATTTTAAAAAATGGAGTGGTTGTATCGAGTAATTCGGTAACCTATGGTTATACGCAAACCAACGATCCTATATTGCCTAACAACAGGACGTGGGAAATGCTTAATTACGCGACTATCTCTTTGTCTATTGATATTCCTATGTCAACAGGAGATACTTTGAGTTTTTATGCGTCAGCACTAGCGTCTTCCGGAGATGCCTATCAAAGGATAGTTAGCTCTGGAACTTCCCTTACGGTGGTTAAACCTGACTCTGTGGATGTAAGGACTAATTACCTGTATAAAAAACTCTTTCGGTTCAAGGTGCAGTTTGGCTATGATGATTATGAATTAAGTGCTTGGTCTCCAATAAGTAAATATGTATTTCCCAATACTACAACGGGAGGAAAAGAGGATATTATTTCCCAGGATAATTTGATCCGTATTTATGTTCCTACAGGTAATAGTATAGTCACACGTATAAGGGTCGCGGCCCAGGAAGTGTCTTCGGAGGATTTTGTGTTGATTGCCGATTTGGATAAAGAAGCGCTAAATATCCCCGACAATTCAACGTATGTTCTTGATTTTTATAACCAGGGAAATTATGCTCCCTTGAATGCAGCCGAAAGCGCAAAGCTTTTTGATTACGTACCATTGAAAAGTAAAGCGCAAGAGTTATTGCCCAATAACCGGCTTGCCGATGGGAATATTTTTGAGGGGTATGACCCTGTGGAAATAGACGTGAGGTTGACGATAAATTATGAAGCCCTGGAAAATGTATATGCCGGAAAGCAAAATAAAAAATTTCCTGTCGAATCTTATTTGAAAGGAGGAGGTATTTATACTACGGGGATTGTGTATTACGATGAGGCAGGAAACAGAAGTGGGTTAGCCAATATAAGAGACTATCGGTTCGATAGTCTTGAAAACGGTTATTACGGCTCTGTTTTGTATATGCCTTTCATGAACTCATCTGACTATACTCCTCCATCAACTTATAAAAAAATACAATGGACAACATATCCTACCTTAAGTATTTATCATGCACCTCCTGAAGGATTTTCTCACTATCAGGTAGTGATGAGCCACAATAAAGGGATGGGGCGATACATTCAATTTCCTACCGATAATATTGAATACATTGACCTTGCCACAGGAGGGGTGGTTGCTCCTTCTGCTGCGGATGGATTAAGGGTGTACTTAACAACATTGGATAATTACAATACCTCCAACCTAACTTCTTTAGTCTATGGATATCAGACAGGAGACAGGATCAGGTTTATTGCCAATGCAACGGATGATGAGTATCCATATAATGAACAAGATGTGTTGTTGTACAATTCTGGGTCAGGATATGTGGATGTGCGAGTTGGAATCAATACTCCCCTTACATTAACGACAGTATCTTTTGTTGAAATATTTAATCCTTCTTCCAATGCTACAGATATACTCTATGAGATTGGGGAATGCTATAAAATAAAGACTGATGCTAATGGCCGTAGGTTTCATACAGGAAACATACAGGACCAGTCAATTACCGTAGCACAAGTATCTAGCACTAGCGGTAATGCTATTGCTATGCTGGTGTCTAGTATATCGTATAGTGGACAGGTTGGTGATTTTGTATATTATACTCCGGATTCAGGAGGTCAGGTAAGGATAAAAATAACAGGAGTAAGTGTTTCAGCTCCTTATACAATTGTTATCGGGGAATATGCTGTTATTGAGTCTCCTGCGGATGTAAGCAATAATACGCAAGGTCTTATTACCTCTCCTGCAAAGGTAACGATAATAGGAGGGGACACCTTCAGGACTAATGATAGATATTTATTGTCCCCTCCTGCAACGGGAGGAGCTACCTATTGGATTGAAAAGCCCAATGCTTCCAACTTCTTCTCTTCTGTTGCTCCTGATTTTGGAAGGCCCAACCGGTCAGAGATAATAGCGGGAGAATACAAAGGAATATTAAGGCCAACTACCGTTTATTATTCAGAAGCCCTGATCCCGGAAACGTTTATTAATGGCTTGAGCTCTGTCTATGATACTAATTATGAGACTTATAATCAGAATTATGGTAGCATACAAAAACTTTATGCGGATAAACAGGAGTTGTATATGTTCCAGGAGCTTAAGATCGCAAGTGTGCCGGTAAGCAGGATTATTTATGATGATTTACAAGGTAATATAACTGTAGGGGCCTCTGAAAACGTTTTACGACCTCAAGCCAAGTATTACGATGGTGAGTATGGAATCGGGGTTTATCCCGAGAGTTTTGCTGTCTATGGAAATGCAAAATATGGAGTTGATGTAAGGAGAGGGGTGATTTGGAGGCTTTCAACAGATGGCCTTACACCTATAAGCAAGTTGTATGGACAAGATACCTTTATTAGCAATCAATTCAAGGCTTTTAATAGTTCGGCTACAAAGGTTAATTTATATGGTTGTTATGATGTTCGGTTTAGTGAATATATTTTAGCATCTCCCACTTTTACCCTGGCATTTAATGAAAAGCATAATTTTTTCTCTACATTTTACAGTTTTACTCCAGAAATGATGGTGGGTAATATGATTGATTTTATTTCTTTCAAAACAGGAGGCTTGTATACTCACAATACCAATGCTTCTCAAAATGAGTTCTACGGGTCTTTCACCCCTTCGGAGGTATGGACGGTTTTGAATGATAATCCTATGAATGTTAAGATATTGCAGTCTATAGAGGTTGATTCGGATGATAAGTGGGCTGTGTACGAGATAATCTCTTCAAACGGCCAGCAATCCAACCTGATAGAGGACGACTTTACAACCATCGAGAATGTTCAGTATGCCCCGGTGAGAATGGATGAAACCACTCCTAACGTAAACTTCCCTTTGATTAATGGTGATCCTATGCGAGACAGAACGTTTTTGCTGAAGTTCAGGTATAACCCGCAGCAATACAATAAGCTGTTTGCGTTGAATTTGAGGTATATCATGTCGAATTATCATAACCTGGACTCCAGATAGCCTTCTGTAAAACGCCTTTAGAGGACTCTCTAAAAACTTGCAAACTAAATGAAAAGCAACTTTATTTAGAATTATTCTAAATAAGTGATGTGGGGTAAATTTGTTATGAGCAAAATTATCAATCATGGCAAATACTAAAAACACTCTCTACTATACAATCAATAACGCCAAGGCAGCAGTCCCTGCATCCGCCAACAAAACCGGTACGATTAAAACAGAAGGAAAATATGTGGTAGGAACAAGTACTTTGTTTATGACAGAAATGCGTGCAGGTTCCTGGCTGACAGATCTTACCAATAACGAATTAAGAAGGGTCACCCGGGTCACAAGCGATACATATGCTGAACTTGATTCGGCTTTTTCTTCAGACATAAGTGCAGGCACCACCCCGAATGTTATCCCCGTTGAAGACCTTCATTTAAGAGAGTTAAGCGTTGCCATCCCTCCTTTAGACAGTGGCGGAAGCCCATATGCGTGGGGGGAGATTGATGGTGAAACGCTGCCTAATGGATCTCCTGTCACCTTCGGAAAAAACAGCGCTTACAACACAAACAGGGATGGCCTTGTTGATCCTCTGATCGCAAATGCCACAGGAACATTAATTCAAGTAACGATACTGCGATGATAACAACACTAATAGGAGTGTCATCCTCTGCCAGTAATGGTACGGCTACCGGAATCACTGCTTTCGCAGGAGGTGGACAAGCCAACGCAACGCAGCTTACGGTTTATGACAATAACGTAACTACGGTGGCGACAGCAGGAGACAGCGTAAAATTAAAAGCGGCAACAGCCGGGGCCAGGCAAAAAGTCTGGAACAACGGGGCAAATGTTATGGATATATTCCCTCAATCCGGAGAAAATATTGTTGGATTAGCGGCTGATACAGCAATCCCGTTAGGTTCGGGAGGTGCAGCTATTTTATTTACATGTTTTGTTGATGGAGAATGGCAATATTAATATGGATGATTTGACCGAAATAAAGCAGATGCTCCAGAAGCATGCAGATAGTTCCAATAAATTTCAGCAACAAGTATTGGTAGATATTGCTATTATCAAAACAAAATCAGAGGCAACGGGGGAGTCGCTAGAAAATCATCAAAAAGACATTGAAAAATTAAAAGATAAAGCGCGGGAGAGTTCTATTGTTGTTAAAGCTCTTTCTGCGGTAGGGTTGGCGGGAATAGTAGAATATATAAGGCAACATTTATCATAAAAAAATGAGAACAGTTATAGAAATAGCAGAACAGGAAATCGGTTATACCGAAATGCCTCCCAATACCAACAAAACAAAATATGGTGCGTGGTTCGGCTTTGATGGTGTTCCTTGGTGTGGAATGTTTGTTAGCTGGTGTTATGCAAGCGCCGGAAAACCGTTGGGAAAGATTGGGTTTTTAAATGGTTTTGCTGGAAGTATGACAGCGGTGGAGCATTTTAAAAAAGAGAAATGTATTGTAGAGGCCCCGCAAGAAGGAGATATTGTGTTTTTTGACTGGAACGGTGATGGCCGGTGGGATCATACAGGACTTTTTGTCAAGTGGCTTGACGGTGAAAAATTTGAAACCATAGAAGGCAATACCGGCAAGTATAATCAGAGCAATGGTGGAGAGGTGATGAGACGTATCCGCGAGAATAAAAATGTGCTATTCGTACATGTGAAGGAAAAATAAACCCCGGCCACCAGGACCGGGGAAAAACGTTAACGTCGCCTGGCAAGTCCACCACTCTTGCCGTGTCGATGAAGGGTCGATCATTAAGTGGTTGCACAAAATTAAGCATTATTAACTATAAATCAAAATGTTATGAATTATTCAAACATGGTCCTTTTGGGATTGGGGCTTCTGGGGATCGTCGCACATAACTTAATTGAGATGAACAAACTCAATAAACTCAAGGGTAATGACTTTTCCTTTATGAGTTATATAAAGAAAGAATACCTGAGTATGCTTGTGAGTGTTGTGGTTGTTGTGATTGCTTTGTTAATAAAAAATGAGATCAAACAACTGGACAAGGTAAGCGATTGGCTAGGGCTTTCTTTCGTGACCATTGGATATATGGGTCAGTCTATACTTATTTTCTTTATGGGAAAAGCTCAGAAGGAGATAAAAGAAAAGATTGAAGAAACAGAAAAATAAAAAGCCCCTTTTAAAAAAGGAGCTTTTTATCACTAGAACACCCAGATCTAACTACACCATTTACATGGTTCAGCAAATATAATAAATAACATCAATTAATTGATTTTAAATGTTTAATTTTTTAAAAATAATATTTTTTAGTGCTTTTCTGTTGCTTATTTCCTGCATCACAAAAAAACGTTGCGCTGAATTGTCTTCTCCTGAAGTTATTGTAAAACAGGATAGCGTAAGGATTGATTCGGTCACAACAAAAGAATTTGTTATAGTTCACGATACTCTCAAGTATATGGTGGACAATCCTTGTAGGGATATTTGTGATGAATATGGCCGCTTAAAAGCGTTTAACCTGGAGGTGAAGAATGAAAAAGGTACAAAGCTCAAAATATTTTCTAAAGGAGATAAAGTTCAGTTGGAAGATGATTTAGATGGGTTGAGTACTCCGGTTGATGTGGATAAAGTAAGGGAGACGCGAACAAAGTTTGTTTATAAACAAACGCCGGCACAATGTAAAAAGAAACACCTGACAACCTGGCGAAGCTTCTTCATTGTATCCGGCTATTTGTTTTGGATCATTGTATTATTCTTTATACTAAAGCGGTTTTTATTGAAATATATCAATAAGTTCTAACCGGCTTTTTTGTTATCGTAGATATTTCTCATGGCATCGTCGCTTCTTTCCGGATAGGAGTCTTGGGTGTATATTTCTGTAATCGCTACCGATGAGTGTCCCAATAAATCTTTGAGTGTATGCATGTTTGTGTTTAACGCGATAGCTCTATCGGCAACGCTTTTTCTTGTACTGTGAAAAGAAACGGGAGTGATTCCGATTTTTTTACAGACCCTTTGTAGTGCTATGTTTAAAATGCCGTTGCGAGATTTTATGCTTTTGTGAATTGTCGCCGGATTTTTAGTGTCAAAATCTATCTTGGTTGGGAAGATGAATCCTAACTGGTTGTATTTTTTTAAAATATTTAGTGCAGGTTCGATCAAAAGAACTTTTCGGGGTTTTTTGGTTTTGTGCATAATATACTCCAAGTACCCATCCTTCACATTTGCACGTGTTAAAAGACACAAATCAGTAAATCTCATGCCAGCGCAATAGTAGGAGAAAAGAAACATATCTCGGGCTACCTCTTCAATCTCACTTAAATTTGTTGCTGTTTCGAGTGCTGCAATCTCCTGGGGTCCTAATCTGGGTTTTGAGCTTCGAGCCTTTTTGATCTTAAAATTAATAAACGGGTTTTTATGATACTCCAACTCCCCTGCTTTTATTAATTTATTAACAACTACCCGAAGCCGAGTCAAATGATTTGCGGCTGTATTTGTAGTACATGTTTTTAAAAGGTGAGCTTCATAATCCTCTAAAAATTTATGCGTTACTTCACTAACCTTTATTTCTTTTTTATATTTTTTTAGTCGACTATAACATATATTAACTGTAACATATGTATTGTAACTAAATTTAACCTTGGCATAATTCAACACTTCTTCATACCACCACAAAAAATCCTGTTTTTTTTTATCTAGTTCAATTTTTTCTTTTGATAATGAAACTGCACCCGCCTCCAGATGTTCATTAATATTATTGGCTAAAGTGGTGCCAAAATCTATTTTTTCACTTATGGTTCTCATTTTAGAGAATCCTTTTCTTTCTTTTTTTTGTTTCCATTGTCCGTCTTCTAAGATGGAGTAATAAACGTACCAATCATTACCTGTTTTTGGTCTGTGTAGTTTTGCTTTTCTGTAGTTGTTCATTTTTGTTTGGGTTTAGTTTTGTTTTAGTTTCACAAATATAATAATTATTTGAGTTTTTACCGTTTTTTTTACCGTTTTTGGTATTTTAAAAACAAAAACCCTATGTTAGTAGGGTTTTAAAGGACATAGTTTTAGATCAGAGAGGTCTACTGGTATAAT